CTGTCCGCGATACGTCTTTACAGCTCTAGCGATAGGTGGGAAGTCACCCATATGCGCCCATAACACAGAACCTGCACGCTCGAAATCGGCAATATCTATACCATCCTGCACGATGATATCACCCTCATGGTCGGGGCTGCCATCTGATATTTTGAAAGTAACCTGTCTGGTTTCTTGCTCTTCATGCTCTAGTGCGGAGGAATCTTTAACTATAGCATATATGCTAGTAGCGGTTTTCTTGATACTTTTAAAATCTCTAGATTTTAATAAAATTATGTCAGATGGCATTTATAACCCCAATGTATTTTGTACATATAGTACAAAAAAAGTCAATTATGTTTTGTCCAATTTGTACAATTTTTCTATTACCATAGATTGTTGTTGAGTAAAACCCTTGGCGAGAAGAGGCATCGCCTTGCGCTCCCACCTAGTAGCTTGTTCGTCAAAGCGCTTCCAGATAGCGCTTTTACGCTCCATACTCAAGGCCTTGGTCTCTACCCCATCGGCATCCACATCCTTACTTGTTGCAGCGATTGTGCAACGACAGTTGATGTCTTCTGATGGTAGACCGGTGCCGCCTGGAAACTGCGCAGTAGCCCCATTAGGGAACTTGAACGGCTCGTGTAGCGGAACCTCTTGACCGTCCATATCTATATGGCTGTCACGTGTTCTACCATCCATAGTAGATATCCATTCTTTGCCATCTACTACCCCGCTAACCTCCATCGATACTATCGCCGCCGCGTTGCTAGCTCCGATAACTTCTGTTCTTGCTATACGTTCCAGCTCATATGGACTTTTTCTTGTATCGAAAACCTCGGAAACTCTAGTCGATAGTTCCCTAATACTTTCTCCGCTTTTGATGCCTTCGGTAAGCTGTTCACGTAAAGCTGCTGCGGTTGTATCATTTATGATGCTGATTTTCTCTCCACCTACCTCTCGGATATAGCGCTCTATCAGCGGGTTCACTCGAGCCATAGAGGCCTCTAGACCGTCTATGCTACCTAGGTCGGTGAGAGTTTCCTCTGCTATCCTACGCATCTCTTCGCGCCATAGTGGCGATATGTACTGCGCCAGGGCATCAGGGCTCAAGCTAGCGATTATCTCATTTATTTCTGCCTCGGAGAGCTCTTTTTTTATCATAGCCGATTGTCCATTTTGGACAATTTTCTTCTCCACTTTGTTCTCTTGCTCAAAGAAAAGCCCGCCAGCTGAACCACCTGATTGAACCGCCGACAACTCAGATGGTTTATACGCGGTAAGCCCCGCCGGTACTAGATGCACATCATCACTGTCACCGCGGGTGTCATATCCAGCGAAACCCCGCCACTCTGCTACTGTAAAGCTTTGCGGGCTAGAACGCATCTTCTCTAGTTGTCGCATCTCGCTTTCGGGTGTTGGGTCGTCGTAGGCTATAACAAGGTTCTCCCCGCCCTTATACTGTGGCAACAACCAATGTTGGAACAGCAAACGCCATATCTCCAGCCTAGGGATAACCACCTGCTGTGCCATGATGACTGTTGCCTGCTCAATCGTCGCTCTGTTCGAGTTATCCACTAGACCTAGTATCTCTGGTGGACATCCATAGACGCTAACGATAGCATCACGTTCGAATTTCCGCAGGTCCGTGATAGCCAACTCCTTGAAATCGTGCCCAAGCTTAACCGCATTAAGCTTCCCGTTGTGCCACCATATGGCGCCAGACTTCTCGGCTCCTAGGTGCCGATTATTAAACTGTGCAGCTGCTCTGGCTATTTCGTCTGCATCGGCCCCCTCAACTCCCATCATCCATGGAGGCAGACCGCCGCTCCGAAACACATTGCGCGTCAAAAGCGCAGCACTTTCGTCGGTATCAAGCTCATCAGCTAACGCTTGTGCGATACCAAATCCTCTGCCCCTAGGGTCCTTTGGGTTGAAATCAATTATTTTCAATATATCATTCGGGTCAACAGATTGTTGTGAACCATTGACTGACATTTTATACTTAAACGAATTATTTTTTGAGGGCAACTCAACTATATCAGATGGACTGATTATTTCTAGCATAGCTGGCTGCAAGTTCTTCTCGCGCAAGATAAGCAAAAACATCTCGCCGCATAGATCAACATATACTTGACACGCCTTTCTTTGTTCTAGACCAGTAGTCATGACGTTAGGTCGCTCTAATATATCAAGCAATGGATGCGAAAAAACTTCTTCTAGTTGCTTGGTATCAGTGTACAATTTGATTATCGCGTTTCTTTTTAATATATTATTTTCGCTATATATATCTTTGGTTATACTCTTCTTTGTGCTACTTATGTTTCGATATAAGCGCCACCTCGCAGCTCCGATGTTATAGCTTACTTTGGATACAACAGACTTTAGCCAAGGGGATTGGTTATACGCAGCTAGTATGGTTGATGTGCTTCTCGAAGATTTGCCATCTCCAAACGATATACCAGATAGATAGTCTGATATGTTTGGCATGCCATATGTTTGTTTTACTACTGTGGTTTTTTGTTTTTTGTTCCAAAAGGCCATGTTTTATCCTAAAAAAAAGTTTGTTTTGCTCGCTTTGCGTGCACCCTCGCACGCATATCTTATCGCGTCTATAACGTGGTTATTGGAGTCTCTGAGCCTTGGCGTTGGCTGTCCCGTCATAGGGTCGGCCACATAACTATAGTGCGTCAGTTCATCTATAGTATGCACACACCGAGGATGAACTACTATATCATAGGACTGCAGCCACTCGACACTCTCATCTACTGGACCTGAAAAACTTTTCATCATCTTGGGATATCCATGACTTTTTAGATGTGATATCGTCTCTGGTCTAGACCTATCTGCCGTTATCGGCCAACGTGCGCTCTCGGGTACAGTAGAGAACAGCGCCGGTAGATCGATTATCTCGCACCCTATCTGATATGCCTCATAGTCTATGTATAACTTACGCCCCATGATATAGCAACGCACTAGTACTGTGGGATCGACGGAAAAACCCCAGTCCGCGCCGTAGCGGAACATCGCGTCTGGATGCGTCTCGAACTCCTCGACTACCCAGTTTTTGAACACGCGGAGTTCGCTATTTTTAATATATTCGCCTTCCCATATGTGCAGGTAGCGCTCATAGTCGCGGGCGCGCATATGCAGCATCTCCTGATACTGCCTATCTGGTAACCACGGGTTATCCTGCCAGTTTGCTTTAACCACTACTGTCCCTGGGTACGGCTCACTGATGAAATATTTTTCTATCGGGTCGTTGGCGTAGTACGGGTTCCATGTCGCATATATCTCAGACCCATCTCTCTTGATAGTTGGGAAAAGTATCTCTAAACTTTTTTCTGATATGCACTGGGCCTCATCCATCCATATGATGCCAAAGTTTTGCAAACTTTTTATGCTCTCTGCAGTCTGTGTAGATAGTCCATCGAAAATAATTATTGACCCATTAATACATTCAATAGAATCACGTTTTACAGTAAAATATTTTGAAAAGCCTAGTGACTCTATTTGCTCCTCGATGACTTTTTTTGAGGAGTATCTCAACGACCTTTGCACCTGCCTCAGGCATGCTACATCGCGCCTCTCTCTCAATGCGCTCATAACTATATGAGCAGCTACGGTAGTAGTTTTGCCGCTGCCACGACCACCGTAGGCGCCTTTATATGGTGCGTACTTGGTGAGAGGAACGAACCATCTAGGTATCTCATGGCGTACTGTGCTACTCGTCGCCATCGTCGCCATCGTCGCTAGAGCTAGTGTTGGTGCTAGTGCTAGCGCGTGTAGGGTCAACTACTACCAACTCAATTTGTTTGATCGCTATCGGTCCACCACCTGGGCCAGATAGCTCTAGGCTCTGCGACTCTCTCCACCCTGCACGCCTGCTCAGCCAGTAGGCCATAGCTTTGACGTCTCCAGCTATAGCAGACTGGTACATCACTCCGGCGACTTCCTCGTTGGCGCCATGCAACCCAGCGTCTATATCGTCTCTATAGTGCGCATACAGTGTCTCTATGGCTATCCGCAGCCTACGCGCCATCTCTGTATGGGGGACGCCTCTAGCAGACCACAGCTGAACAGCTGCTCCAGTCACCTCGGTGCGGATGTGTGTCATGCTCCTAGGGCTAGCCATGACTAACCTCATATCTAAATTTGCATAGAAATTCTAATTTGATTTGCATAAAAAAATTATATCTTTTTTTTAAAAAAAGTGCAACGCTTGTCGCTTTTTTGTTGACACTATATATATGATGCAGTATGATAACATCATAACAACAACACAGGAGAAAAACATGGAAAATCTAAAAACAACAAACAGTTCATCGCATCAAATTTACGCCGTACCATATAGCTACTATGATAGTTTAGTAGATAAAGAAATTTTTCCAAAAGATTTATTTTATCTACTACACTCAGACACTGGGGAATTTGTTTGCAGATGTGATATGAGTGATTTAGGTATAACGAAATTTCACAACTA